TTTGCCATCTTTATCTTTTATTTTTTTAAACAATATCTCCATCTTCTTAACATTGGAGTCTTTTGGTTTATAAATCTTTTTCTTCATACTATCCTAAAAATATACCTCCAGAGAAATTAGAATCTGTGTCTGGACTCATCTGCTCATTTGTAGATGTGTTATATTCTGGGAACAGATTGTTATTGTAATCCATGTAATCTAAAAATCTTCTAGTATAAAAGTCAGCAGTCTCATTAACTTTACCCATTAAATGTACTAACTCATCTTTATCTATAGCTTGTTTGTTATCTCCAATGTGTTTATAGATACCACCATTACCAATATTATAAGAGGCAAATGGTAAGTAAGAACTTTGGCTAAACCAAATCAACATAGGCTTTACATACTGATTAATTAAATTCTTGTAGTTAGCGTTAGCAGAATCATCAAGAGTATCTGTTAAGATTAAGTCCTGTAACTTATCGTATAGGTTTCCACCTAAATAGTTTTGGATATGCAAATCTTGAGCAACCTCTACAAACTGTATTAGCTTATCGTCATCTGTATTTCCAGATATAATAGACTTTCTTTTTAAGTCATTTAATGTTATAAATAATGCTTTAGTCGCCATATCTTATTTTTTATTAGTTGGATAAGCCCCTCTATCTGGTCTATCAATCATTCTTTCAGTCATCTCATTTGGATTTTTAGGTTCTTTTAAACCTTTCTCGTAAGCCGAATTAGGGTCTACTCTCTTATCTCCTTTTAACTTGTATACTCTTAACTCCCAGAAATGATGACAGTTCTTACCTCCCTTGAATTTTAGTAAACTATAGTTCTGTCTGTTATGACCTAACTCACTATTTACACCTCTAAAAGACATCATATTAATATCTTCCTTTCTAAATACTATCTTTCTTTCTGTAAACGTTTCCATCTTCTTGCAGAAAGTTCTACTATCTGGAGATTTTCTTACAGGCATATAAGCGTATCTAACTTTATAGATTTCACTATCTTCTTTAGATGACTTGTTGCTAGACTTAATTTCAGCCATTTTAACCTCACTTAATTCCTCAGCATACTTCTCAGTATGTATAACCTCCCAATCATCGCTTATAATCTCTCCTAAGCCTTCTAATTGCTCTAACATATCATCTCCTTCTTCATCAGAAAAGTCTGTTGGCTCTTCTTGAGAACTTAGCTTCTCTCCTGTTTCTTCTTCTCTCTTAATCTTAGTAGAGATGTTGTCTAATTCTGTAAACTCAATAGGTTGTAAAGTAACAAAGTATAAGTTTAGGTATATTCCATTTACAGATAATATCTCACAGAAGTCATCTAATAAATCCTTTTGGAAAGGTCTAATAACAAAGTTATCCATAAGTATAGATGCAGTTCTTAATTCCTCTGCATTGTTACCAAAACCTGTGTTGTCCTTAATACCTAATAAGATAGGAGATACAATTCCGTGTCCTAACATTATCTTCTCTCTACTCTCATCAGCTAAGAACTGATATTGTGCGTGAGCATCTGGTAAGTGTATAGGGTCTATAGTTGCTGAACTATCTTTGTCTTCGTTAAAAGCTATGATTGTTCTACCTGCATTGTTTGTTCCTCCAAACTTATCGTTTATCTTGCTTTCTATTATTTCTTGAGTCTCCTCTGGAGGAATACCATTGTTGAAATTAATAAATAAGCTAGGCTGTAAACCATTTTTTATATTGTTGATATGGTAGTTAGATACCTCTACCTCTAAATCACAGTACTGTAAACATCCGTGATAGTCACTAGGAGTATAATACCAAAATCCACTTTGATAAGGTTTAGATACAAATATCTCAGAAGTTTCCTTCTTACCACCTTGACCAAAAGCTGGTATTCTTTTAGGCTTATCGCCTCTTTTATACTCAGACCAGTTAGGATGATAGTACCAAGCCTTTATAATTCCATCTACAGCTTTCTCAGCTCTAAGAGTTTCTATTGGAAAGTGTAATGCTTTTAGTACTCTCTTTTTAGTTTTATTGTAAACAACTTGGATAGCAGCCATTCCTAACTCTTTCCTATCGTTTACTATTCTTTTAATGTCTTTAGGCTTAAATATTAATTGAGTCTCTGCCCATTCTACAGGCTTCTCTTTACTATCAGTACACTCTAAACCTCTACCATAAATCATATCAGATATACCTTTGATACATCTTGAGTTAGTAGGACTACCTAAATTTAAGTCTATCAGTCTACCAAAGTGATTGTTGTCTTCTCCCCAGCTAACCCAATTATCTCCTTTTCTTTCTATAGCCTTAGGCATCTCATAGGTAGATAGTTCAACGACACTAAAGTTCTTAGTATACGTCTTTGGCTTACTTACTGAATAATTCTTTTTAATATTTATTTTACCCATTATATTGTTATGTATTTATCATCGCCATCTGTGTCATTCTCTTCGTAATAGTCAGTACTTATAGTATGGTAGATATCCGTGTCTGTTTGACTTGTAACGTATATCTTATCTCTATACCATAAATTTGCACCTCTAGTCATCTCTAAAACATAGGCTCTTTCAGCTATAAACTTATCTGAAGATAGAGTTATATCTATGTAGTCATTGTTGACTGATGCTGTAACATTTGAAATTGTTACTATGTTGCCTGTTCCGTCTTCTCTTATTGTAGCATTGATACCAGTTGTATCTAATGTTCTAGGTAAGATAGAAAAAGTTTGTGAGCTTGATGTTGGCAATAATCTAATCATAAACTTATAACGTATATTCTATTTTTTGTTTTTATTGCAAAAGAAAAGGTCTACCGAAGTAGACCTAAACTAAAAAACATAAAGTAAACTGAAAAACTATGATTGAACTACAACAGTAAATCCTACAGTTGCAGGGTCAGAATCCAAGAAGTTAGCAGGTTTCTTTTCCATACCAGTTAAAGTTAATGTATAACCACTTAGGTCATTCATTGCTTGTCCTGTTACGATAGTACCAGCAGTTACTTGACAGCCATTTTCAAATCCAGCTAAAAAGTAATTGTCATTTTGGTCTTGAACGATAACTCTTGGTCTACCATAAGAAAGTAATTTTAATTCTTTATGGTCATCAACAGTTAATTTTTTCAAGGTCAATTCAACTACTTGTTCGAAGGCAGTAGTTCCTGTTTCAGCACTAGACTGAATATTTTGCGTGAAAGAAGAAGCATCTCTTACTTCATACTTGTATACGTTTGGTGTTCCAGACACAGCGTCAATAACGTCTGTATCAGAAGAGTCAAATGTGTAACTAGCAGGAGTAGTATCTTCAAAATTCGAGAAGTAGATAGCTTTTATACCTCCAACCGAATCTTTACATACTTCTTTTCTTCCTAATGTTAAATCACAAGCCATTTGTTGTATTGGGTTTTAATATCCCTCCCCACAAAGAGGAGGGTTATTGTTAATAATCAGTTAATTAAGCTGGAGTGTAAAGAACGATGTCTGAACCAAATCCGTGTTGTACACCTGCTGTAAATCTCATTACGAAACGTACATTTTGTGAACCATCAATGTCAGCCATATCTAATACTTTTACTTCGTTGTGGTCAGATAATAATCCTGTTCCAAAGAAGATGTTAGAAGCTTCAGCTAAGTACATATAGTTAGAGTCTAATCCGTTTGCTAAGAATATCTCTACTCCATCAAATAATAATGAGTTGATAGCTTGGTTATTTCCTTTTGATTCGTAACCAGCAGCTCCTACTCCGTCAGCACCAAATCCTCCTAAAGCTCTTACATAAGCTTTATAAACGTTTTGAGCAACGTATAATTTAACATCTGACTTTCCGTATAATGCAGAAGGCATAGCGTCTACTACTTTACCCATTTCCTCTACTACGTTAGCAGAAGTAATAGTAGTTCCTGCTACATCTACTACACTTGAGTCAGCAGTAGCTAAAGCTACTAATCCGTCAAATTCTCCAGAAGTACCAGTAGCACCCATCCAGATATTTTTCTCATTCTTGTCAGCAATCTTAGCAATAATCTCAGCGATTAAAAACTCTTGGAAAGAAGGAGGTAAGTTGTCAAATGCAGAATATCCCATAGATATTGCATCCCAGTCATCTCTAAAATCAGATTTACACAAGTTTAAGTTTACTTGGAATTCCTCTGGTTGTAAGATTTTCTCGTCTAAAGTAACAGTATCAGTAGCAGCGAAATCACAGCTTCCATCAGCGATTAAGTCTGTGGTAGAAAGTCTCTTGATTACTTGCTTGAACTTTACATTTGGTTTAACAGTAATACCACCATTTTCGATAGTATTTGCAGATAATAAAGCTGCTGAGATGTACCCTGCTGCTTTTTCTCCTGCGTAAGTTGTTGTAATTGAAGTTGTTGTTGCCATCTTTTTTTATTTATTAAATAGTTTGTTGTAGATTGAGTCTTTCACAGTTCTACTTCTGCTTTGTGAATATAAATGTTGTTGTTTTTGCTCTACTTGAGCTTCTGGAGAATGTACTATTTCTTCTGCTTCTACAGATAGTTCAGTAACTTCTTCCTTAATTTCTACTTCCTCTGATAACTCAGCAGGAACATCTTTCTCTTCTGAAGGAGAAACGATTTCCATCATCTGCTTAACAGAAGCTTTTAATGAATCTAACTCTTCGTATAAAGAATCGTATTTCTTCTTTAGTGACTCAATATCTGAATCTTCAGAAATAACTTCTTCCTCTGCGATAGGAGCTTCTTCGATAACTTCCTCAGCTTGTTCTACTTTTTCTTCAGCTAGTTCAACAACCTCTTCTACAGGTGTCTCAACTACTTCTTCAGAAGAAAGTAAAATACTTTTGAAAGCATCTACAATTTCTTTTGGACTTTTCATAAATTAAAATTTATTATTAATAACTCTATAACACTAATAACTAGTAATATAAATATTGTTGTATTTTTGTTTAGATATTACCAATACCTTGATTAATCATTCTGCCTTTACAACAGTCTCTACTATATCTACTTCCATCTTTACATAGACAAGCTCTTCTCTTGTTCTTTGGAGATGTTCTACTCCATTCTTGTTCTCTTCTTCTACTCATCTTTTAATTTGTTTAGTACTTCGTTTAGTAATTCTAGAGCTTCAGCGTCTTCTTCAGATAAAGATAACTTCTCTAGTTTGTTTATTGCCCACTCAACACCACTAGTTCCTCCCCAGCAATCCCACATAAGACCACCACATCCTTCAGAATAAGGTACATCTTTATGTTGCTGATGTCTTTTAAATGATGCCATTCTAGATATTGTATCTCTAGTTAGTGGCTCTCTATTAGCTAGTTGGTTTGCTCTTTGTTTTCCAACAGGAGTACCACAACTTCCCCATCCATTCTTTTTTACCCAAGCTAACGCTCTTTTAGCATTGTTAGTTGCAGACTGTGGATAGTCACTATAAGACTTTAATTCTTGCTTAGCTAACTCTTGTTCTTTTTGACTAAAGAAACCTTCTATACTAAAACCAAGATATTTACCTTGCTTTACGTCTTCCCATATCTCATCGTTATCAATCTTCATAACTACTGCCCAAGCACCTTCTGGAGCATCTAACTTGTATAAGTTAGTTTTATCCATGTTAGGGTCTTCTACTATCCAAGACTCTATAAGAGATACTCCTTTTACTGCTAGTTCGTGTTCTATGGTAGCATTATTATTCTTTAGTCTTTTAAGGTAAAGTTCAGATGCCTTCTTAACAGTCTCCTTAGAGAACATTATCTTGTAAGCATAGTCTCCACTTTTTCTAAATATTTCCTTGTCTGGAACTAAAGCTAGTCCTACTACAATTCTTTTCTCGTCATCTACAGATTTGAATTCTACCTTGTGTCTACTTAAAGCTACAAAGTTTTCTTCTATTGCAGGACTTTCTACTAGTGAGATAGCTTCTATCCCATCCTCTAGATTGTTTTCGTCTATTATTAATTCTATGATGTCTAAATCTTCCATAATTATTGTTTTTAACCTCCTATTGTTGCTGTGTTAGCTATATTTAAATCTAATTGTTGTTGACTTGTTATTTCTGATGAAACCACATACGCTTGTATTGGTTGACTTAATTGACCAGCTATTGATTGTGTTAGCTGATTTGATTGTGTGCTACCTGCTAAGTTAAAATTAAACTCTCTAGTATTATCTCCACTACCATTACCACCTGCTGCTGCTCCTATTGAACCTCCACTACCTGCTGAAGATTGAAACTTCTGTCTAGCTATTTTAGCTACATTCAATAAACCAGTAGTTATTGTGGCTGCCATAGCAACAAACCTAGCTACAGGTCTTCCTTTAAATGAAGGGTCTGATAAGATTTGACTTGCAGCTAAATATGTATTTATAGATGCAGTAGCTATATTGGCTGCTTTGTTTAACTTAAATCTTTTCTTTTCTATAGCCTCTTGTTTTTTTCTTAGCTTCTCATCATTTTGACCTATCTGTAGCTGTATTCTTTCTCTTTCGTCTTTAGATAAGTCTTCATTTAGAAGCCTTTGATTAAGTTCGTTATTTAAGGCATTTGTTTTATTTTGTTCTATAGTTAACTGTCTATCGTATTCTCCATTTAAAAAGTCGGTCATAGCAGATTGAACTTTCATGTACTGTTGAAGACCTTCTTCCAAACTAAACTTTTCTTCATCATCACTATCTCCACCACCTAAGCCTAATCTCAGTGCTTTTGTAGCCTCTTCTGCCTTCTCTATAAGTCTATCGTGTTCTCCGTTAATTGCGTCTACTTTTTCTTGAGTTTTTATAAGAGCCACTCCTTTAGCTTTATCTGCTTCATCTGCATTCATTTTACCAGCCTTAACTAATGCGTCTAACTCATCTTCGTATTTAAATAAGGCATTGTAAGCAGCATCCTCTCTATCTTTTCTTCTAGCTTCTTTAGATTTCTTGTAAAATATAAGTTCTAATTGGAGTCTTTGGTCTTTATTCTTTGTAGCAGTCATTAACATCTTCTTGTCCCAAGCATCTATTTCAGATTGCAAATCTTCAGCCTCTGTTTGAAACTCTTTTGGTGTCTGAAGTATCGTTCCCGTGCCTTTACCTTTATCTTCGCTATTAAAAAGTGACTTAGCCATCTCCAAACCATTTTCTTTAAGCATTTTAAGAAACTTCTGAACTCTCTCTTGAGATTTTTTCATAGCTTCGTCTCTCTTTTCTCCATCCTCCTCTAAGGCATTTGAGACTGCTTTGCTTGTTCCTAATACCTTAGCTGATATAGCGTGATAAAGTGTGTCAAAATAACCTAATTGTTTTCCTGTTTCTTCTACCTCAAGCTGAGCTTGTTTATTCATTTCCTTCGTTATGAGGTTAGCTATAGCTTTCGCTTTAGCATTCTTTACGAGGGCTACGGAATATTCATCTATAGCTATTCTAGATGCATCTGTAAGTTTACCATTTTCATCTATCTCAATGTTTAGGTCTTTAAATTCCTTACTAGCCTTTTTAACTAATTCTTTTTTATCTTCGAGAGACACATTAGAATCGTCTAGAGCTGATTTAAGAACCATTAACTTCGTGGTCTGAAGACCAAAAGATTGAGTCAATGAGTCGGTCTCCTCTTTAACTTTCTTTTTAGTCATAGAAGCCTTTTCAAAAGCAGCAATAACCCCTTGTATAACTATCAATATCCCTAAAGGACCCATTAAAGCTTTCCATAAATCTTTAAAAGCCAATGATAAGCTACCTGTTGATTTAGCAGCAAAAGCCATCTGAGAAGCAAACTGAGAAATGTTATTCGCAACACCTCTAATACCATAAGGTGCATCAGATAAAACCCTACCTAATTCCATAGCGGCAGAAGAGGCAGAACCAGTCGCTCCAGTAGACATATCCATTTGACTCTGATAGAATCTCATTGATTTTGTCACATTCTGATACTCTTTACTATTTATTTGTAAATTAGACCTCTGCCTTTTTAACATGCCCATAGTTCTGCCGAGTCCGCCAGTAGTCCTCTTCATTTCTCCGTTCATCTCTCCCAGAGTCTCGTTGAGGTCTTCTACTGCTATGTTCATCTTCTTAACCCCACCAGTTACATTAAAAATAGTTGCTTTTGCAGTTTTTGCGTCTACACGAATTGTGTATAAAATCTTATTTTCTGCCATGTTATAATCTTCTTTGTTTTATGTTGTACTTAAATTCTTTCCAGTTTGTAATGGATTGATATTTTCCTTTAGCTATTAATATATCTTCATCAGATATTAGCCAATCATCTTCGTTTAATAAATCTATTATATCTTTTAACATATTATAGTGTTGTTATTTTTACAGGTCCAGCATTAGCACTTTCATTTCCGTTATCATCATAAGATGATACAAAGAACTTATAAGAAGTTCCACTTACTAAAAGGGTAACGGTAAGAAAGGTGTTTGTTATATTTGCTATTAATGTAGTTCCTTGATAAACCTTATATCCAGTAGCAGCAGTACCATCTGGATTAAATGAAGGAAACCAAGAAAGGTCTACGCTAGTGGTAGTGATATTACTTGCTGTGAAATTAGTAGGAACACTCGGAGGAATTAAGTCCGTAGAGTCAGTAGTTGTTTGTGTAACAGTATTACTAAATCCAGAGTTAGGTGTAGGTGCATAAGAATCAAAAGCATTTACCTTAAATTCATACTCCGTTCCAGCAGATAAACTTGTTACATTGAACTGGGAACTATTACTGGTAAAGTCTGCACTAGAAATAGTTGAGTGTAATAAAAACCCTAACCCAGAACTAACTTGATTTACATAAACATTATAACCTATGCTTCCTGCATTAGAATCAAAAGTTGATGCAGTCCAAGTAAGAAGTATAGAATTATCAAACACATTATCAACTATAGGCGAAACAACAGCTAAGTTACTTGGGGCTGTTGGAGTTGTAGATGTCGTATTTGTAGATGTAATTAATGCTGCTGACCTACGAGACTCTAATCCATCAGCACTAATTGAAGATACTTGAATAGAGTATGTCTGACCAGATACAAGGTTTTTTATTAAGGCAGGAGGGCTTGGGCTTGGAGCAGTGTATGGGTATGTTAAAGTTCCATATCCGTGCCTAACACCATCTACATAAGTAGCATAATTAGTAGCCTTTATTCCAGTTGTAGGAACAGTCCAAATTATACTTATAGTTTGTGCAGTCGTAGCAGTAACTACAATGTCATAAGGAGTTTCTGGTATTATTACTTCTGCAAAATTAGTATTAATAAGCTCTACTTTTGACTTACCTGTTAGTAAATTAGTTTGTAGACTATTTATATTGTAATCTAATGAATTTATTCTAAATACATCTTTTAAACTATACCTTAATAAAACGCTTAGAGGTAAGTTTGCACTTACACTCATCAATCTAGTTGATTTGCTAAATGCTTTATCTATGTATGTTTTGTAATAATTTTGATATAAACTATTTGGATTTTCTATACCAGTATATTCGTCATTCTCAGAATTAAAGTTTATAGTTTGAGAACCATCCGAACTAACATTACTAGGTCTTAAATACTTATCTAGTAAAGGGTTTGCAGTACTAGTTGCTCCTGTAAAAGCAATAGGGTAATTAGTTGTGTTTACAGGTGTAGATACAGCAAAGTGTACTATCGGTCCAGTTTTTACAGTATTTTGATTACTGTCAACTAGCCAACCTGTTTGAATTGGTGTTCTAGGTCCTTGTAAGTCATTTTCATCTGACAGTCTTTCAAATAACAAATGTTCAAACTTTAGTTTTACCTCATACTTTCCACCATCAGAAACAAAGTTGTTTATATCCCTATTGTCTCTACTTAAATCTCCAAACTCATCAATTAAAAGCTCGTTTTGACTTTTAATACCAAAAGTCTTAGGAGTAGCGTACTTAAAATTTATTTCAGAGTATGTAGGGGCTCTGGATATTGTTGATTCTGATATATTAACATAATCAGAAACATCTATAACTTCTCCCTCTGAATAATACGAGTCTAAAGGCTGAATTATTATTCTAGCTTTAGATGGTAAAGATTCATCTCTTTGGAAATAAGCTGTTAGATTAAACATCTTGAATATTGATTGTAAGAAATCTATAAGCTTCATTTTAGGAACTTGATTCTTGACATCAATCGTAAATTCTGATGATACTCCAGATATAGTGTTTGTATAAGGAGGGTCTGTAAAAGCATAACCAACGAACTGTGGAGTTCCTGTGAAATTTGCAAACAAACCATACTGTTTAATCATAGTTAATGACGCATCAAAACTAAGTAAGTCACTTCCTGCTTCTGTGGTTACAAAGAAGTTTAAGTTCCAATTCCTAGGCTCTTGAGATGATATAACACTATAGTCTATTACGACACTTCCGTCAGACTCCAAGTCGTTAGAAGAACCTAATATATCTCCAGATATAGTATCTACAACCCTCAAGTTATAAGGACCAGTACCACTAATAGGACTTATACTGAATGTTAACGTATAACTATCATATTCATTAGTTATTATTGGGTAAAGACCTGCAATACCAGAAAAATCAAGACCGAAATCAGAACCATTAAAGACAATTTGATTATCATTAACACTTACCATTGTTCCTTTATCTTTATTTAAGTGTAGGTACAATTCATTAAAAGGAGCAGAGTCTATCCAAGTCTTATCAAAAAATAGTGCTGGATATGCATCCTCTATTCCACTTATTATGTGCTTTAGCTTTATTGATGGTCTTAAATCTGTATATTCAATACCATTATGAGCAGAAGTTCCGTGCTTATGCAAGTTTCTACCTATAGTGGGCTCTCTGTTTGGGTCTCCGTGGTCACTATTATCTGAGCTGTAGTAGTAATAAGAATTACAAGATATAAAAGGGTAAACAATATCTCCAATAGCACTTTCAAGCATTATGTCTTCGCCATTGTTATCTAAGAAATGAGCTAACCCTGTATCGAGTCCTCTCCTTACATTATCTTCGGTGTATTCGTGATTAAATTTATCTAAGTAACTTAAATTAGATAATTCAGCATCCCCAAGTATTTCAGCAAGAGCAACAGAAGAACCAAAGAAAACTATTTTATAGGCATAAGGTTTATTATTTCTCATATCTACATCCTCAAGCCTTATCTTTCCAAACCTAAAGTCAGCTCCATTTATTTGTATAAGACCATCCTTTTTAAACCTAGCATCAAACCCATCCTGTATATTGTAGTTATAGTAATGCTTAAATATTCTGTTATTGTTGGCAGAAGCAGGTACTTTAAAAGATTGTGAATAGTCAGTAAATATCTTAGAAATGTCTCTTACATCTTTTATCTTTTGATTTAAGTTTACTGCCTCATAATCAAACAAGTCAATCCTATCTTTATTTCCATTACCATCTTCTATGTAAAGCTCTAAGTTTTTCATCTACCTAACGTTGTTTGTTATGTTAAAAGAAAATTCTACGTCTATTGTGTAATTTATCAACTTATTATTTAGTTTAGTCTTGTAGTCTATTGTTTTATTAGATACATTTATCGGCAATACTTGTTGATTGTACTCTATCCATACCTGCTCACTAAGCATAAGTTGCTTGAACACTTCGTTAAACTCCTCTGGAACAAAACCACTATTGATAGTTAATGTTTCTTTAGATGTCGTATAGAAATCAACATTCCTGTGAGACGATATATTTCCAGCCCTATAGTCTTTTATTGTGTTTCCTTGATACTGTTCTCTCTCTACCTCCATAGATAGTCTAGATGCCTTAAAGAACCATAATTCTTGCTTAGCACCATACTTGTTTCTAAATATTATTTTATAAGGAGTGTACTTACATTCGCTTATACTTTCTACAGTTATTGTTCTTAATGGAACAGAAGAGTCATAAGAAGAAACAACTACTTTTGTAACAGGATATATCTCCTGTTCATTTAAAAATGCCTCTATACATCTATTATTCTCAAAAATACCACCTTCAGAATATATTCTTTGCTGAAAGCTATCGTAATTATCTAACCCAAAGTATTCTATCTGCTCTTCCGTGTCGTTCCAATCAGAAGGTATGCTATTTACTACAGAATGTACTAACTCATCTCCGTTAAAAAAAGATATATCCTTAAACAGTTTTCTAGCTAAAGGAATAGATACATCATTATCTTCTAATTTGTATATTATGTCATTGTCTATAAGGCAACCATTCAAAGATGTAAAATTATATCCTTCTTGATGATATGAATACCCATAAACAGCATAGTATCCAGTTTGTATATCTCCTACAACTGTAGCTGTTTCTGCGATTGTGGTAATTCTATAGTCAACCCATACAGCAGCCTTGTCTACGCTACTATAGTACTTAGTATCGATGAAGTCTTTTACTAAATCAGATATATCCCAATATACAGTATTAGGAGTATCTGTAACAGTAGACGTTATGGTATAACTAGGTGTGTTAGGTCTATCAGCAACTGTTACCCCTTCATAAACCCATAGCTCTATAGAAGCGTTTATTAAATCCGTAGCTGTTGCATTAATCCAATAAGGACTTCTTGCTAGTATCTTACTCATTGCTTATATTTATTATTTTTCTTAATTCAATTCTTAAATCTTCAGAGTATGCTTCCGTTATATCAGCACCTATCTTACCTTCAATCTCCTTATACACTCTTTCAAATAGGTTACTACCTTTGTAACCAAACCTTTTTATTGTACCTCTATCAGCTATACTCTTCATTATAGCAAAAACAGCACTTTTATAAGCACTATCTTTTATTGTTGATGTTTTAGCAAACTTATATCCACTTTTTAGCTGTCTATAAGGTCTAATACCTTTAGCTTTTATCCAAGACTCTATTCCTTGCTTCTTCTTCTCCCATCCTACCTTACTATTGGATGGTAAAGCACCATCAATAACATACTTTGCGTATTCTGCATTAGATGATATTTCTATAGAGTCATCTTTTACCTTAACCTTAAATGAATTAGCAAACTTACCTGTAGCAACAGTCTTATCTAGCTTAGCTCCTCTCTGAAGCCTAACCTTAAATTCTTCAGCTAACTTATTTAGCTCTGCTGCAAGGTTTTTCTTTTCCATTAACAGATATTTATCTCGTTAGGTAATTGTATTTGTATAGAACCTTCCCATCCAGCTAACATATTCTCATATTTCTCCATGAAAGGAGTTGCATCCATATCATTATCGGTAATTAGCCTAACATCCCATAAGTCTCCTCTCTTTAACTGCATAAACAGGTAGTTTAAGACGTTTAGCTGCGTATTTAAGACATCTTGTGAGTTATCGTTACCATAGAAGTTATCTGTAGCTTTATCTTTGCTTATATCGACTATATCCATGCAAAGAACGTTTAATGTTACTGTAATTGTCCTGGAACTTATGGTTGTTGTATCAATAATTAAGTGTGTTAAGGGAAATATTGTTGTTTTTGCTAGGTCAACATCAGATAAGTTACCTGTAGTAACAGTATTACATTGTGGATGCTGTAATAATTGTGCCTTTAGGCTGTCTAGTACGTTGTAAACTTGGTTTTGTGCCATTATCTATTCTTATTTTGTATATCTTTTACTAATCTAGCCTCTAATTTGGCTCTGTCTTGTACATATTCCAAGTACATCATACATTGGTGTAATGGAAGCTTTGAGACTTCGTCAAGTCTTCGTACATCGTCTTGTGCGAGGCATAAAAACGACTGATAATCTCCCCATTTTCTTCCAAAAGCTGCTTTCCTTCCTTGTTGGTCGTTGATTTCGCCTGTTCCATTAAAGAGTCCATTGTATATTTCGACAATTTTGTCCCTAAACGATAAAAAAAAACCTGCATTCCCAATGCTACGTTAACTGGTGCATCTTTCATCACTTCTGAGAACTTATCGCTACCCTCATATTCAGCTATTCTGTAGTGGTGTTTAGTGCTTATGTCTTTTATTACAGGTCTGTAAAGGACTGCCATTAATTTATGTAAGTCTTTTACGTTTCCAATGTAATTTTCAGCATCTTTAAACGCTCCGTATGATATTTTATCCAGAGATGGCTCAAAACCAAACTCTACAGCAACACCTTCTTCACTAATCATTCTAAATCTGTTTATAAATGGCTTGTCTTCATTAAAACAGTCGTTTATGTGACTTAGTATACTATCAAAAGTGTTAATAGGTATCTTATAAGACTCCTTCAAGTCCAATCCACAGAATATCTCTAGTGTTTTCTTGTTGATAAACTCATAATCCTCCACTTCCTTGTTGTCTTCCCATAGTTTAGCGTATTCTTGGTACTGCTGTACAGTTATACCACTTAAATCCTTAGGAACACTGATATCAAGTTCTATTTTACTCATAATCTTATAACGCTTTTTATGTTTTTTGTCTTTTTATTAGGTAAATAAATAAAATAAAACTATATTTGCTAATATCAAAGTCAAATTAATATTAATTATTAACAATTTAATCAATGGATTTAGTAAGATATGAGGTAAGAATTGGGTTTTTTAAGGGTTTATTGCTAGGATTAAGGCATTACCCCTTTGAAAGCGAAGAAGTTTACGAAGAAGACATTGTTTTCTACTTTGGAATCATTCAATTAGTAATAACCAGAATATATCAAAAGAATTAGTATGAATACAAGAGAAAAATGGGCAGAAATGCAAGAAGATGGGCAATACAAGTATGTAGAGAAGGTTTTAAGTAATGCTGAAGCTAGAAAGAACATACCTGTGTTTAGTGGAGTACTAAAGTACTTCCCAAATGCCTTAAAAGAAGTGGCTAAGTGTAGTAAGGCTGGTAATGACCAACATCATCCAGATAAACCACTACATTGGGATATGAATAAGTCAACAGACGAGTATGACGCTCTAACTAGACACTTAATAGACCATACAGTTAATCCTGTAGATGACGATAACATTCTACACCTAACAAAGGTAGCTTGGAGAGCTTTAGCAGGATTAGAAAGATATTTAACCGATAAATTATAAGATATGTACAAAAAGAAACTAATACAGAAACTACAACAACTAGTAGACAAATTACCTGCTTGTATAAAAAGACAGGAAGCAATGCAAGACTTAATAGACCTAAAGCTAAGTAAGTCGGACTATCACTATGTATCACTAAAAAACAAGTATAAAGATGAAGAAATTAAATAAATCAAACGTACTAGAAGGAATAATATTGTTTCTAGCATTTTCAGTAACACTAGCTATGCTAATTTATGGTATAGTATCAAAATTAGTAGAATAATTATGAGTTTAAAGAAGAAACATACAACTAAGGAGAGGTTTAAGATTATAGAAAGTGCTATAACGTCAATATACGTTGCCACTAACAAACTTAACCGAAAAGTAGAAGAGATAGAAAAACAATTAGAAACCTTAATACCAAAAGAAGATGAACAAGTGTAGCGAATGTTCAAGTGATTTAATATGGGGTGGAGACCATACCTATGAAGATTACGGATGTGAAGGAGAAGGTATAGTATCTAACTACTCTTGTAGCAATCAAGATTGCCCAACTGAACTAATATTAACATACATTAAAATAAATTAAGATGAATAACTTTGAACTAAGACCAACAGACAAGAAAGACCACTACAGATTCTTTATAAATGGAGTAGATGTAACAGGAGAACAAGAAAGAAGTACCTTCAGACATATCATAGAAGTCATAGATAACAGTATAACTACAGGACTATAATGTCTGATAAGTATAAACTTAAACTAATGCACATAGTAGGATGCATAAAGAACAACTATATCTCCGAGATAGAAGGATACAATTCCATTCTTAAACTCATAAGAGACTCGGAGAATGACACAGAAACAATAACTATAGATGTATAAGACAAGTTGGTCAGATAACCACCTTAAACAACTAAAAGACATAACTAACCATAAAGTAATATACGATGGTTATGAGTTTGTATGGATGTCTAAATTAGATGG